GGAAGGGGGTAGTCTCTTCCCAGACCGGGCAGGGCATCCTCAACATGATCGCCGCTATAGGGGCCTTTGACCAAGCGAAGATCCGGCGCAAGTATGAGGATAGCTTCCCGGAGACCGTCGTGTCTGACGAGGCTTCGTACGCCATTGCCGACATGCAGGGTGTCCGGCTCACGCGCAAGCTGCCGGCCACTGTGTCGGCAACTCTCACTTCGCCGAGCCCTCTAACTATTCCGGCCTACTCAACGTTCCAGGGTTCTGGCGGGTTCTTCTTCAATCGGGCAGCACTGTTTCTTACTGCAGCCACCCCAACCCCGGTAACGCTGTACGAGGGGCAGGTACAGAAGTATTCCATGAACGGCATCGATCAAGAGTACGCGATGTTCGTGTCCCAGGAGAGTGCCTTCTCAGTGTCAGACGTAGACGTATCTGTCAAAGTCGACTCTACAGCGATGGCCCGAACCACTGGCGGGTTGTGGACCCTAAAGGGGCAGGTGGGCTTCGCGGACTCTACTCTCCCGGACGGCAAACTGATGATCCAGTTCGGCACTGCTGTGTATGGCGGTGCCCCTCTTTCTACGCAGACGCTTTACATCACGTACGCTACTACGTCCGGGTCGGACGGCAACAGCCTAGACACCAATGGCAAGAACCTCACCGTCGCTGACTACGGTACAGTCACCGGTGTGTTCAACTCGTCGCCGAGCGGTGGTGCTAACGAACGGTCGGCTCTATCGTACAAGAACCTGTCAGCTTCGACCTTCGGTGTGTTCGACTCTGCGATCACGCGCCAGCAGTACATCACTATGGCCCTATCCTACCCAGGTGTGCTAGATGTGCTCACGTTTGCTCAGCGTGAGGTGAACCCTGCAGCCAAGTCGTGGATGAACCTGATCAAGATTGTCCCCATCACTTCGTCCGGGTGGACGCTAGGTGAGCAAACAACCTTCCTGAACTGGATGTCGGCTCGCACCGCCTACTCGCCAGTGTTCTTCATAGAGAGCCCGGTAGCTGTCCCTGTAAACATAGATCTGGACATCTACTGCTTCAACTGGGCCAATTCCACTCAGGCCAAGGCAAACGCATCGTCGGCCATCACACAGCTACTTGCCCCACGAACCGGCATCCTGGGGTATGACGTTCACATCACTGACTTGACCAACGCCATCCTCAAGGCGGACCCAAGCATCGAATACATCCAGATCCGTTCCCCGGCCTCGGATGTAATCGTCAGCGGTTCACCGGTTCTTGCCCCAACTCTAGTTGCTGTTGGTGGTGGTACGATAGTGGCCGACCTGTACTACTACTCGGTCGCGGCCACTGTATCCGGCGGTGTTATCACTACACGTAACTACTCTAGCATAGTAGTTGCTGGCAGTCAGGCCGTCAACGTGTCGTGGGAGGCCATACCAGGCGCTACCAACTACGACGTATACCGAGGCAGCGTCATCACCGGAGTGGTCGGGCTGCTCGCCAGTGTTGGTACTGCCCTGACGTACCACGACTCAGGATCGGTCACCCCAACCACTCCGCCACCGGCACAGAACAGTGTTCCCGTTAGGTACACGACCCTTGGCACACTCAACGTAGTGGACCGCTACTCGACCCGTAGTTCGCGAGTCTGACATGGCGCGCAAGGACATACTCCCGTCGTATCTATCTCAGCAAGCTTGGCGTGACCTCTGTGACGCTATTGATATCGTGTTCCGTTCGCGAGTCGACGACCCTACCGACAACCTCGGAAAATTGCGCCGGCCTTGGCTGATGAACGATGTAGCTCGCGTGAAGATCTCTAACGCGGAGCTCTTAGTTCCGTCGGACCTGGACGTGTTCGAGTCGGAGGTACAGGTCAAGCAGATCAACACCTCAGGTCTTATCTTCCAGGACCCAGACCAGTTCGACTCAGATGTAAAGTCAAGGTTCTTTCGGCACTTGCCACGGTTCTGGTACTCAAAGGGGACTTACTCTGTAGTAGACTTCCTAAGCTTCGTGCTTAACACAGACTTGAAGCTTACTCGCCTCTGGACGCAGGACTACGTCACATTCCTTCCAGAAGGGGACCCCGGCATCGGTACTCCGTTGTACTCTGGCGGCACCTGGTACCCGACCACTCACACTGAGGTGGCCCTCAGCCTGATTACTCTTCCCGTAGACTTCACGCTCCCTGTGTTCGCTAGGATGTTCGAGAGTGTGTGTAACTACCCACTTGTTCCTCAGTACGTGATCGAGGACTCCACTTTCGTATCCACGGCCGGACAAGCAGTGCTGACAGAGTTCGCCTTGTGTGGGTTTACTGTCGAACATGAGGTGCTGTGCAACGTCACCATCACAGGTTCGGAAACCTCGTCTGGCTCCGGCGAAGGTGGCTTCGAGACGGTCTCCTCGCTGAAAATTCCAGGTCCGGGCGGTACCAGCTACTCCGGCCCTGCGGCTCCGGTTGCCAACTTCTCTGCCAGCGCCACTTCTGGTGCCCACCCGTTGACAGTTACCTTCACCAACACTTCCACTGGCCCTCGGAACGGAGCTGCCTGGGACTTCAACGATGACGGCACCGTTGACTCGTTCACTGACACCACAGTTGCGGTCACCTACTCTGCGGCGGGCACCTACTCTGTTGCGCTTACCGTCTTTAACTCATCCGGCTTCTCGACCAAAGAGTCGGTTGGATACATCCTCGTTTCTTGATAACCCGAAAGAGAGTCTATGTCCATCTTTGTTGTAACCAACAACGGTCTACTCGCGGCAGCAGCAGCTACCCCGAGCGGCCCCTACATACACATCACCGGGTTTCGGCTCGGGGATAACGCCACAACTGCTGCGCTAGCAACAGACACTGGGTTAGCTGGGACCACCGTATACACAGGAGCGGTAGCCTCGTACAGCTACTACGACGCCACCACCATCCAAGTCAATTTGGAGGTACCCTCGACAGCCGGCCCGTTCAACTACGGCGAAGTTGCTCTGGACATGTCGTATGGCGGTGGTACGATGTTCGCCCGCTTCTCGTACGGAGTATTGCGCACCAAGACGGCCAGCTCGTTGACCGGATACTCGAACTCGCTGCGCATCAAGGCTCTTATTCGAATCTCTCAGGGTCCAGCCGTCTTCTCGTTCGTAACTGGTGTTCCGCAGACTACGCTTGAGCTGAGTGGGCTGAACGTCTTGCAGACGCCTACCGATCATACGGACAGCCCGATGATCATCGTGCACGAGGCAAATGACTACCAGGAGTCGCTGCTCGTCCACAAGCATACCGGAACGCTGTGGTCCGCAGATAACTACGTCAAGATTGGCACCACTGTTGTAAGTGCTGCGGCGGATTCCACACACGTCACTGCCCCGCTGTTCAACAACTTGTACATGGCAGGTAGCGGTAACAACGGCAAGTACTTGATCCAAACGGCTGGTGGGTACATGCGTTCCGTATCTGGCCTGTCTGGTACGACGGCCACGTTGGCTTCGGCGATGGTCACGTCCGGACTGCCGGGCACCACCATTTCTGTGTACCAACTCGCCCTGACGCTGTTCGCGGAGCTCAATGCAGCCATCGCGGCATTGCCCTCTGGGTTTGTGGTCCGCACTGGCGACACGATGACCGGACCGCTGATACTGTCAGCAGACGCGGTTGCATCACTTGAGGCTGTTACCAAGCAGCAGATGATTGCTGCGGACTCGGCAGCTGTTACCTCCGCGGTAGCGTTGGCGGTTCCCCGCGCCGGTGGAGTGACGATGACGGGACAGTACAACCTGTCCGCCAACGCCAGCAGTGCAATGGAGCCCACCCCTCTGCAGCAGGTGAACTCCCTAATAGCGGCCATCCCGGCTGCCACGGTGCCAGTGCCTCTGGCCGGTGGAGTGACGATGACGGGACAGTACAATCTGTCAGCCAACGCTGGGTCAGCTATGCAGCCGGTGCCGCTACAGCAGCTTACCTCGGCGATCGCGGCAATCAGCCTCAGCCTTGGTACGCTCTCAACAGGCGCCACTGCACCAAACGGCAGCGGCTACATGGCGTTCACAAACGGCTTGATACTTCAGTGGTGTTCGCAAAGTTCTGGGGACACCACGCCAGGTTCACCGGGGTCTATAGGGACTATCAACTTCCCTATGACATTCCCGAATCACTGTCTATCTTGCCACCCGACCCTGTTCGCTGGAACTTCTGACTCGAACGTGTCAGTGGCCTTGGCTGGTGGCCCTACTACTACACAAGCATACTACCAGGTCCAGGAGTGGGGGGCGTCTGCTCAAGCCATCACGGTATGTATATTTGCAATCGGCTACTGAGGAACAAACATGACTCTCTATTACTCCGGATCCGTGAACGGGTTCTATGACAGCCGCATCCACAAGGAGATGCCTGCCGATGTGGTGGAAATCTCCGAAGCCTTGCATTCCAGACTCATGGCAGATCAGACCACTGGAAAGTCTATCGGCCCCGACAAGAAGGGTCTACCTGTTGCTGTTTACCGCACAGCAACCGACGACCAGAAGAAGTCCATGCTGCAGTCAAAGGTACAGCAGCACCTGAACGCCAAGGCGAACTCTCTTGGGTATGATAACATGGCGAGTGCTGTATCATACGCCGAAGAGCCAGCAGTCACGGCTTTTCAGGCCGAGGGGCAAGCTCTCCGGGCTTGGCGGTCCCTCGTTTGGGAGGCTGCACTACCTCTAATCGAAGCCGACCCAGATCAATCCGTGGACACACTGATCGCGGCCATTCCAAAGTTTGGAGCCTGACCTGTGAACCTCCTCCTAGCACTCTACGCCCTCGTCGCCCTCTTCCACTCCGAGCATCCTATCAAAGAGGCATACGCTGCCTTGAAGAACCCCACCCTCAAGTCCTTCTTCGAGAAGATACCGTCCCTGGAGCCCACCATCAAGGGCGTCTTGCTGGGCAATTTCGACTACGCCACCCTCGGTGAGGACCTGAAGAAGTTCGTTGCCATCTACTCGGTGGATCCACAGTCCAAAGCCTCGGTGCGCATGCTGCTGTCAGCCTTCGCTACCTGGATGCGTACTTCCTCGCCGTCTGCCCTCAAGAACATCGAGAAGTCTTCGGCGTCCCAGGCGTTCCCTCACTGGACCGCCACCATCTTCAGCAAGGAAGTCGGTAGCCAAGATTCCGCCAAGAAGAAGCTTCAGACCCTCGTGAAAAGGATGACCGGGGACGCTGGTCGCTCCATCCTCACCTTGGAAGAAGCCAAGGCGGCTAGTGCGGCGGACCCGGACCTGTACCGGCAGTATCTGGCATACCGCAGAGAGTTCAGTGCTGTGTGGAAGGATTTCGTTGCCAACTACGTCCGCTCCTCCGGCAAGAAGACCGTGCCGATGCCTGGACTCCAGAAGGCGATGGCCGCAGCCGGGATCGATTCCAATCTACCTACTGGGTTCACCGGAGGCATTGACGCGTTGGGGCGTTGGTACAGCCAGTTCGACGAGCTGCTTGACAAGAACCCTGGGGCCAATATGTTCCCAGTCATCAAGATGAACCCACTGTACACGGAAGGTTCTGGCACCTTCGTGTTCCAGTGCTTCCGACCCAACGGCGGTCCTGGTCAGCGTGGCTACGCCATCTCCCAGAAGCATGAACGCGCAGACGACAAGTTCGATCGGGTTCAGGACTTTGCACCCAAGGTGGACGCCATCCGCCGAGTATGGTTGAAAAGCCTGAAGTCTTTTGACGAGCGCCAGCCAGCTACAGTCGCTGCGTTGATGCTGGAGCTGGTCTTCCAGTTCAGCGCCCGCATCGGTCACTTCTCGTCCGTCAAGAAGAGCGGGTACTCCACCGTAGTTGGTGGCTTCCAACTTAAGTACCTCGGTAAGGACGACGTCCCCACTCACCACAAGTACAAGGGTGTTGATCCGTTGGCTAAGCAGATTGTTGCCCACGTGGCCACGCTGGCTAACAGCAAGAAGCCGGGCGACTTCCTGTTCACATACACTCTCAAGAACGGCACCAAGAACCGCGTGCGCCCGTCGTTCGTGAACCGTGTGTTCCGTGAGTGTGGCGCTGTCGGTGTGACGATTCACAAGCTGCGTACTTACAACGGTACTAAGCTCTTCCGTCACGAGATGGCGAAGGTGTTCGCCAGCCGCAAAGCTCTCACACCCAAGGAAGCCAAAGACATCATGGACAAGATGGCCATGAAAGTCGGGGTGCTCCTTAACCACATTCGCACCAAGTCTGATGGCACCACTTCCGCTACTCCGTCGACAGCGCTCGGGTCGTATATCGACCTTGGCGCTCAGGTGGAGTTCTACCAACACTACAACCTGCCGCTGCCCGGCCGTCTTGAACGGTTCGTCAAGAACCCCGAGGCCGAAGAAGCTACGGCCAGCGTCATCACGGCAGCGTACCGGCTGGTGGCTGAAGGCGAGTCCCCCAAGACTATGACCCCTCCGCCGCCGAAGGTGAAGCCAGCTGATACCAAGATGAAGAAGGTCGAGGAGCCCATCAAGCCGAAACCGGTCACGGAGAAGGCTGCTGAGCCCAAGACCGATAAGGAAGACGAGGACGCTGCCAAGAAGGTCATCGACCTGACCCCCAATCCGGACCTGGATGAGGACCCAGGTGAGGACCTCGACGAGGAGAAGCTGACGCCGGAGGAGAAGAAGGACTTGAAGCTCAGCAGGAAACTGGAAGATCAAGCCAGCAATGTCATGAACCAGATCGTCAATTACGGTGAGGTGCACGACATCTACCAGGACGACGCTGGCACGATCGACAACATGCTAGTCGACAACCGCTTTCCATCCGGCACTGAAAAGCCGTAAGGACATCCACATGGACCAGCCTGAATACGCAATCACCCTCGACTCCACAGACCTGCGCTCCATCTGTCGGGTGCGCGGAAACTCGTA